CTGGTGACGGCGAGCCTCCCCGGGATGGCCACCCGGGGCTCTGTAGCAGTGAGCACATTTTCTGAGCGTCTTTCGCGGTAGGCGACCGCTCATCAGCTTCCTTGCAGATTGCAGGCTGACTAAGGCGCGGGGAGTAACCCTACTTCGAAGGTCACGCGCCACCCAACACACCCAAGAGTTGAACTGTGTGCCCTACGGAGGAGTAACGGATTAGTGGCTGCTGATTGAACAAGCAGGTGTTGCCACACCACCACTATCCACAAGCCAACTTGCACCGGACCGTTGCTGTTGTAAATAGCACCCGAGTTTCAGGCTCGCAAAACTGAAGCTCTCCCTGGCCGGTGATCGGTACAGAGGTTGGAAAGTGGGACACCGAGGCGCTCAAACCACCACGCATCTGGAAAACGTGGTGTCTGGGGCTCCTAGAGCATCACCTTTGTTTATCACCCAAGCTGAACTTGGTGTGGCCGAAAGCACATGGTCCCGGACTTGGAAAGAAATAGGGGGGAAAGGAGGATGGAGGGGAGGAAACGCGGTTAGTCCACGGTGATCATCTCTGGGGGACGAGAGCCCACGCGCCTGACAAAGTCGCGCGCGAAAAGGAGGGCACTAGTACCAGCACCAGCAGATCCACCCGTGACAAAGTTGATGACTGAAGCGGCACGCGAAGCGAGTTGAATCATCTTCTCAACAGCACTGGTTGAACCTTGGGTCACCCGCTGAGAGGATGGCACCAGGGTTGAGCCAGCGTTGTTGGGCACACCTTCAGTGTGGAACACAAACTCGACATCAAATGGGTTGGAAGTAGCAGGCAAGCCAGAGGCGTAGATCAGAAAGGCAGAGCCACCACGAAGTGATGCCACGTCCTTCCGTCCACCAGCCGTTGCATTTACCAACCCAGTGGTGTTGTTGAAAACACCTTCATCAGCAAGAACGACCCCAGTATTCCAAGGGAGAACACTACGATCCATAGTTCCCTTGAAAGTGTAGAAATCCTGGTGCGATGGCACGGCTGACAAGACAACCTCACCACGCAACAGGTCTTGCATACTGAAAACACGAACACCAGGCAGGTTCATGACATTGCTGGCGGTAGTGATAGTCACACCAGCAGTGTATGTTGCCACCACATCCGGGGAGGATGCAGTGACGGTCTGCAGCGTGTTCCAGGAGGGCGCATTGGCAGTCGTAGGAACACGCGCGACATAGACCTTACCCTTTGTGTTTGTGGCAGTGTCCTTAGCGACAAGGCGGAAACCGCAAGCCACTGTTCGGTATTCAGTAAGAACATTTGATAGTCCAGTGGGGTCGTTGCGATAGTACGATGTCGAGTTTTGGGCGAAAGCCGTGAGACCTGAGACGCCTGTGGTTGTGTCAGTGACCGCAGTCAAGCATGGGGATGGCAACAACAAGAGTGAGGCCACCCCAGATGCATTAGACACAACCTGAATCGCACCGCGAGTATGATGAGTCACAGTCGCGATTTGATAGGCGTCAGGGACACGGGCCCCGACCGCGTTTGGATGGAAGGGATTGTGCAAGGCGATGTTGAACTGCTTGGCATCCGCACTGGTTTCAGTCGTGACACGAAGGCCTTGAACACGCGGCTTGACGCCGCTGGCCGGGCCACGAGTCCAGATGCTGCCCATAGCACGCTTCTTCGCCCTGCGCGTCTTCCGAACAGTACGACGATTCTGAGCCCGTGTTGGCGGGCCGATGAAACGCGTCTTTGCCATGCTCTGCGCCTAGATTGAAGACGGCGCTCACTGCTCATCAACCCAAACCATATGTCTCAACACCCAGTGATCCAAGACACACGGTTGGGCTGATACACTCGTGCAGATGTACGATATACAATCCTGCACGTCAGCAACTGTCAGCTGGATCGAATTGGGCACAAGATCGCCACGTGCCCGATCGCGATGCACGCTATACGCACGAGTTAAAGCATGCAATGTGTCCAGCTGATACATCGGGTTTGCAAGGCCGGCATTCATCCACTCCCACGGCTTGTGCGGGTTCGGCTGCAATACCGTAACCTTTCCGCCGTGGTGGTGCCTAAGCCACGCCTGCGCGATATCGATGAGGATTGGTGTTTGGCATGAGCACACTTGGTGCATTGCCATGACCCCAGCCATGTAGGCAGTCGGGTCACCATCGAGGCTTGCCTGCCAGCCCAGCTTGTAGATGCAGCGGCCAATGGTACGTGTCCAATGCCACTCACCATCAACTGGCAGCGGGCGGTGCCCCAAGAAAACACCATCCTCGAACCGATCGGAGGCGTAAGCCTTCGCCTGAAACCCGAATTTGGCGAGATTCGCCCGTAGCCTGGTAAGAAACGCTGCACGCGAACTCTCATCAAGCCAAGGCAGAAAACCCAAGGCATCATCACCGCAGACACCAATTTGCGCGATCTCTGCGAATCGCCGCAAGTGTGCTGGGGTTAATGCCAACAGGTCAATGTTGTACCAAGCAGCTGTGGCGGACAGAAACATAGCGAAGCCGTTCAAGACAGCGTTCGCCAATGCTGTATCGTCGCGCCCAGAGGCGTTCATGACACGCCCTCGGTACTTCAAATTCTCGCCAAACTTGCCACGAGGCGCTCGCCAGCAGGCCATCACCCGCCGGAACGCAGCGTCAGTCATGAGTTCACCGTAGAGTGACTCCATGAAGTCCCAAGTCTCCGTGTTATGTGAGTTGTCGAACATGGTGTAGTCCGACCAGAACACGGTGGCTTTAGGGAAGCGCCTCACCGCCCTGCGCAGCCAGAGCCGAAGATAAACGGGGGTAGTGCTGGCATAGAAGATGGGATTTTCAAAGTGCCAGGCCGCTTTCAGCTTCGACAGCAGGGGTTTGAGCTTAGGACCAGCAATAGTGTGCGTCACATCATGCGGTCCATTGATCGCTCGCGGACACGAGTAGTCCGCCGGCAACAGAGCCTCACTGGACTTCGAAAAGTCACAGGCATGCTCCGTCTTCGGGAAAGCCTTGAAGTTCTCGTACTTCTGAAGCCAACCAGTTTGTTGATACAGGGCTTGCGCGTCTGACAATGGTCGACGCCGAACAGCCGGCATGCTCGCAAGCCAGTCTTCATCACTCATGACTGGGTGCGGCGCATACAAGAAACTGGGCAACAGAATGGGTACGAAAAACTCTCGAACCCAAGGCCATATCCCGGCAACCGGGGTGACATCCACCACCCGGAAGAACCGCAGAAACGCTGCACAGGCACTGTTGTAAATGTGCCGAGCGAACAACTGCGGCGTGGCACCAGCAATGATGGGCCCAACAGCCCGATGCAAGGGTGCCCACTCCACACGCGTTGGTAGCAGCAAAGGGAGATCAGTGAGCCGAAGATCTATCCACTTTCCTGCCGCGCGCTGCCTGACAAGGGCTGGGGCCTGACTGCTCCGGATTCGCAAGAAGCAACCTCTGGGAATTGACACTCCAGCGAGCTTCTTTGGATCTAGCCTGGCAATAACGCCTGACTTCCAGATCATACCCGTGCAGCCAGAACAGGTTTGCATTCCCTGCTGAACCTGACGACCCAGCTCCGTGACGTAACCGACGGTGACGAGCGCCAGGCGGCATTGCGTGCAGGTCCGGTGCTTCCAGCGGTACTTCGCTGGTGGATCACGACCACAACATGCACACTGCCGCAGATGGCGCCGTCACTCAACGGTCAGCGCGAGGGCTGGGATCCCCTCCCAGTCCTCGCGGGTTGCGCGGCTCATCTCAACAAGAGCCCGCGCGACCTGGGCCGGATCACGGCCCGAGTACTCTGGCTGGCCAAGTTCCTCATTGCGCATGATGTTGAGCGGGCCGACAAGCTCCGATGGCACGCTCCGCGCGAGGATTGCGTAGTAGGCCAAAAGCCAGGCATGCACAGTAGGGTACTCACTTTGCTGGGGAACACGCCGCCTGTATTCGAGCAGCTGGATTGACTCAACAGTTGCTGTCACAAATGGCACGTGATTCCATATGAACTCCCCGAGTCCACACGCTGCTACCTGCAGCCGGGCCAGCGTAAAGTGACGCCCACTCCACTCCAGCGACACGGGAGAATGCAGCGACCAAACACCGTGATCCGTTAGGATGGAGGAAACAGCAGCGACATCATACTGCTGGTAAACAGTAAGGCCATGGATGGCTGGATGCCGCTCTGCATGCTCCCAGAACACGATGTCATCGGTGGTGATCTCTGCCCCTAGAAACGCTGATGGCGAGAATTCAAAGCAAAACCGATATTCATAACCCGGCTTTGGTCTGGCCATCCAATACGCACTGGGGCGACCACGATGCAACTGCATGCGCCCAACCGGCACATCCGCTCTGTCAGTCCAGAGGTGTTGACCAAGAATGGCGGCTGTCTGCGCCACTTGTACTACCCCTGGCTGGGCTGCAGGATGCGGCGGCGTTCGCGCCGTGACAAAGCCAAACGTGCTCTCCAGCATCTGTTCGGCCTCGGCTTGCGTTGGAAATGCGGGTTGCGGCGCAGGCGCCTGCTCCACCCGTTCCAATTCGGCTTGCCGGTCCAGTAGCTCATCCCGCTGTGCAGGCGGGGGCTCCGTAGCCAAGAGGGCTGCAAGGTCACGCATCGACCAAGTCATGCCCATATCGGCACAGCTGGTGTACGGCAACCAGTGCGGCGCGAAGACGGATGCATCCGAGAGAGGCACCCAACACACGCCTGCTGACCGATTACCGGCACCACGAACCTCAATTGCGCCAGAAAATCGCACCATTCTGACGCTGAGGCGCAGCACTTGCTGCTGGATGTACACCTCGGCTCCCACAGTGGTCATTGCCTCGGAAAAGCCTTGGGAGTGGCGACTGCGCTCGAACATGATTTCGTCCCACGCATCTTCTGTCACCACCCACACTAGGGCCCGCCAAAAGCACGAGGCAGCTTGGGCGATCAGGAAATCGCTCGCTTGCTGCCTCCACTGCCCACTGCGGCCACAGACGAGCGGCCCTCCGCGGGCCAATCGGCTGTACCGGGTGTAGCCAACGAAATTTGCAGTAACGTTGGCTCGACCTGGGAGGGTCTCTCCCAGGCTCATCGGTACCAGGTCATACGCCGTGGCAACAGCGCTGTGTCCTGCATCCGGGACGAGGTCAGGTTGAGAAAAGGTTCTCGCACCTGATGCCCCAATCATCTGCACCTCGGCGGCGGGGCGCCGCGCCTAGGAGTGGTAATCCCAGGTTGACCAGCCGAGAGCGACCGGCCAGGCCTTTCGGCCATGGCCACCCATCGCGGGAGTTCGCGTTGATGGGTGATAAGGAGCC